TCCTGGCGCTAGTATAGGGTGGGGAAGCAGAAAAGAGATGTTGGTTGATCGCTTGGGTGATCCTGATAGTATTTTTGAAAAGATAAGACAAATTATAAGACATTTACCTAAATTTTTACTTCCTGAAGGGTTTGATTCTAAAAGTGACATGCCAGCCCTTAAAATTATCAATAGAAAAGAAGGCGCTATTATTAAAGGGGAGGCTGGCGATAATATAGGGCGTGGTGGCCGATCTTTAGTTTATATTAAAGATGAATCTGCACACTATGAAAGGCCAGAGCTTATAGAGGCAGCTCTTGGCGATAACACTGATGTTCAAATGGATGTTTCAAGTGTTAATGGTTCTGCAAATATATTTTATCGTCGTAGACAATCTGGCGAAATATGGGAAGCTGGAAAAATTATGTCAAAAGGAAAGGTTCGTGTATTTATTTTTGATTGGAGAGATCACCCTGGTAAAACATTAGAATGGTACGAAAGAAGAAGGCAAAAGGCTATTGATGATGGCCTAACCCATATATTTGCTCAAGAAGTTGATCGTGATTATAGTGGCTCTATAGAAGGTGTAATTATACCTCAAAAATGGGTAAATGCTGCGATAGATTCTCATATAAAATTAGGATTCGAAGTTTCAGGCATGAAAATATCTGGACTTGATGTAGCTGATGAAGGTGGCGATAAAAATGCATATGCTATGCGTCATGGAGTTGTATTAGAATATGCAGATCATTGGGGAGAGGGTGATCCTGGAGAAACTACCGAAAAGGCAGTTAGATTATGCCAGGAACTAGGCGTTTTTGAAATGCAATATGATAGCGTGGGGGTTGGTGCTTCTGTAAAATCAGATACTAATAGATCAAAAAGAGAAGGAACTCTTCCAAAAAATTTAAAAATCATTCCTTGGAGTGCTGGTTCAAGTCCGTTGAAGCTAGAAGGTCGACTTATTCCAGGTGACAAAGAAAGTCCACTTATTGGAGACTTCTTTTTGAATTTAAAAACGCAAGGATGGTGGGAATTGCGGGCTAGATTTAGAAAAACATATGAAGCTGTTGTTCAAAATAAAATCTATCCTTTTGATGAATTAATTAGTATATCTAGTAAATTAGAAAAATTACATGAAGTAAAAGCTGAATTATCACAAGCTGTTTTTACAAAAAATTCAGCAGGAAAGACCTTGGTAGATAAGAAGCCTGATGGCGCTCGCTCTCCCAATCTTGCGGATGCTATAGTAATGTGCTATCATCCTACTGTTGCACCACGTAGTTTTTGGGATATATAATATGAAATGGCCTTGGACAAAAGAAAAAATAAAAATTGAAATAGAATCAGATCAAAGCATGTTTCTAACTGATTGGAATGTTTATAATAAATCAGAAGCTCAAAAACAAAGACGAAAAGCTTTAGCAACAACCTGGCAAAGAGGAATTGAATCTATTTGCGCTGCTGGCACGATGGATAGTGCGCTTGATAGTCAATATACTAATCTTTCAGCATTAAAGCTTCAAAATGCAGTCTATGGTGCTATTCCAGAGGCTCAATTGACATATTTTGCCAATCAGGGATTTATAGGTTATCAAGCTGCGGCGCTATTATCTCAAAATTGGCTTATTGATAAGGCATGTACAATGCCTGCAAAAGATGCCATAAGAAATGGATATGAAATTACAGTTAATGATGGCAGTAAAGTTTCTCCTGAAATATTAGAATATATAAGAAAACAAGATAAAAAATTTAAAATAAAATCAAATTGCCTAGAATTTATTAGGTTGGGGCGTGTCTTTGGTATACGCGTTGCACTATTTGATGTTTTATCCGCCGATCCTGAATATTACACAAAGCCTTTTAATATTGATGGCATTACGCCGCAAAGTTATAAAGGTATAAGTCAAATTGATCCTTATTGGATGTCTCCACTGCTAGATTTGGATTCTTCCTCAAATATGGCATCCCAGCATTTTTATGAACCTACCTGGTGGATTATTAGGGGAATAAAAGTACACAGGACTCACTTGGTTATATTTAAAACTTGTGATTTACCTGATATTTTAAAACCAAGTTATATTTATGGGGGGATTCCAATTCCGCAACGCATAGCTGAAAGAGTTTACGCTTCGGAGTTAACTGCAAATGAAGCTCCGCGCCTGGCAATGAGTAAGAGATTAACTGTTGTAAAGCTAGATATTTCCAAGGCAATGGCTAATCCTGAAGGTCTTGAGCAACAACTTAATGTATTTACTTCATATCAAAATAACTTTGGTGCGAAAGTGGTGGATCAAACCGATGAAATACAGCAATTTGATACGTCCCTTGCTGATCTTGACGCAGTAATTATGACTCAATATCAATTAGTAGCTGCAGGTTCTAGCGTTCCTGCTACAAAATTACTTGGCACTTCTCCAAAGGGATTTAATGCAACCGGAGAATTTGAAGAAGCAAGTTATCATGAGGAATTAGAAAGTATACAAGAAAATGATTTATCGGCTTTAGTTAACCGTCATCATGAATTATTAATTCGTTCGCATGTTTCTCCTAAATTTAAAGTTGCTCCATTTGGTACGGAAATTAGCTGGAATCCGGTTGATAGTCCTACCGCTGCTGAACTTGCCGATATTAATCTTAAAAAAGCTCAAACTGATGGACAGTATGTAGATAGTGGCGCTATTGATGGAGTGGATATTCGCAATAGATTAATTTCTGATAAAAGCTCTGGTTACAATGGAATTGAGGCAATAAGTGAAAGTTTAATAGGTGTAGAGGAAGTGTCATCGGATGAAAACGATTAGCATTCTATCCAGAAGTAAGGCTATGTGGGCTAGGGCGCATGAACCCAAATATTTATATGGAAAATCTTTAAACCCTAATATTTCTGATGCTATAAGGTATAATAACCATCTCAATAAATTAATCGAAATAATGACAGATTCTGTTGAAAAAGAACTTAAAAAATTCTTTAAAACTGATACCGCTCAAGAATATTATGCAATGGATGATACTATTAGTAGCCAAGCGCGAATATTGACGAACGCTCTTATTAAAAAGTTTGATGATATGTTTACTACTCTTTCTAAGCCGCTGGCTGAGGATATGGTAAATGATGCAAATAAATCTAGCGGTATTGCGACGCGTTCTAGTTTTAAGCAGCTATCTGGCGGATTATCTATAAAAACAACCTCTTTATCGCCTGAAACAATTGATATATTAAATGCAAGTATTACAGAAAACGTAGCATTAATAAAATCAATATCATCTAAATATTTAAATGGTGTGCAGCAGGCTGTGATGCGTTCTATTACTATGGGTGGAGGGCTAAGAGACTTAATACCTTATTTACAAAAAAGCAAAGAAATTACATATAGGCGAGCAAGAGTTATTGCATATGATCAAACTCGGAAAGCTTTTAATAGCATAAGTGTTGGTAGAATGAATAAATTAGGTGTTAAAAAATTTAAATGGCTTCACTCGGGTGGCTCTAACGCCCCAAGAAAATTACATATAAAATTATCAGGACAAATATTTTCGCTTGACGATTTGCCCGTAATAGATGACAATACGGGAGAGCGGGGCATACCCGGACAGCTTATAAATTGCAGATGCCGCATGCTTCCAATAATATCATTTAAGGAATAGTATGTCTCTAGAGGATAAGGAAAAATTAATACATAAAGAAAAAGATTTAATTGTAAGAGAGCAATTACAAAAAATTCTTACGAATAATCCAAATATGCATGGGTCTATAGATCATTGGACTAAGCTTTTTTATTTTAGTATTGTATTAAAAAATAATAAATTAAAAGATTTGGATATTGATAATACGGCGGAATTTTTTAATGGAAAAAATATTTATGCCTCTTGAAAAATCGAATAGTAAGGCGGCCTTTCAAACTAATTTAAAAAAAGAATTAGCTGCAGGCAAAAGTGAAGAACAGGCGTTAGCTATTGCCTATTCTACTCAAGAAGCTGCAACAAAAGATTCGGGAAGTGCGCGTGAAATAGACACTAATGGATGGATAACAGTATATGATAATCCATTGTCAAAAGTGGGGGTATTTCCTTATTCTGGAGCTACTGTTGGAGGCGATCCATCTAAAATATATCAAGTTTATAGACCAGAAGAAGAATTATCAAATCCTATCACTATAAAATCATTTACAAATATTCCCTGGGTGGACGATCATCCTGGCGTGTTACTCGGAAATAGTGACGAAGGTTTGACACCGGCAGAAAAAAAAGGTATACAAGGAATTATAGGTGAGCAAGTATATTTCAAAGATGGTATACTTTATGGAAATATTAAGATCTTTTCAGAAACACTTGCGAATTTAATAAATAGCGGAAAAAAGCAATTAAGCGTTGGTTACCAATGCATGTATGAAATTGTTTCTGGTGTTTGGAATGGCATCCCTTACGATGCTATTCAAAGGCAAATTTTAGGCAATCATCTTGCTTTAGTACAAGAGGGTAGAATGGGTAAGCAGGTTGCTGTATTAGATTCACATTATACTTTTGATTCAATTGAAATAATAAAGGAGTTAAAAATGGCTGAGGAAAATAAAAAAGAAGAAGAAAAAAAAGAGGGTATGGATGCGCGTTTTGCAAAGGCTCTTGATTGGATTGAGAATAAAATGGCCAAAGATGCCGCCGAAGAAAAAGAAAAAGAAGAAAAAGAAAGTGCGAAAGATGGCATGATTGATCTTATAAAGGGTGTTGATTCTGAAGAAAAAGAAGAAAAAGAAGAAAAAAAGGATGGCATGGATGCTGCAGCAATTGAAGCGGCTATGGATGCTAAGATGAAAAGTTATGCAATGGATATGGCGGAAGCCAAATCATATGCAGAAAGAACATCCAAAGAAATCGGAACTTTTGATCATTCTTCTATGACACCATCAGAAATTAAATCGTATTGCGTGAAGCGGCTTGGCTTGAAAGCTGCTGCAGGTAATGAAAGTATTGCACTTGATAGTTATTTTCATAATCGCTCTACTGACAAGAAACTTTTCGGTCTTGATGCTGCCAATAAAATAGGTGGTAAACTTGATGCAATTATCAAAAAATATAAATAGGGAGATAACCAATGGTAGCAGCTACTTTTCAATCGGCTATAAATATTTACAATACTCCTGGTATTGTAGGTGATTTAGCATTTACCGGACCAACTAGAGCAAAACCTTGTAATTTGTATTCCGCAGGAACTCCTAATATTATAGGTTATGCGTTTACTAAAACTAATGGCGCAAATCCGGATAACACTACAGGGTCTCCTAATGCCGGAGCCGCTACTGTTGGTGGTACAGGTGCTTTCGCTGGTATTCTTATTAATTCCAAGGAATATACTTCTTTTGGTACTTCTGGCGCTCCGCTTAATCCAACTCTTGCCCTACCTGATTATTCAATTGGCGAATTGGCAACTATGGGAGAATATTGGATAAATGTTGATAATCAACCTAATATAACTGATCGCGTTACTTTTGATCCTTCTGATGGTTCTTTGTCTACTATTCCGGCTGATACCGTGTTTGTAGGTTCCAGCTCAACAACTACGCTTACAGTGAATTCTATAAGTTCTGGGCAGATTAGAGTTAATATGTTGATAGGGTCAACTGCTAATCCTGGTGTTGCACCTGGCACATATATTACAGCGCTTGGCACAGGTCTTGGTGGTGCTGGTACTTATACTATTAGCATTAGCCAGAGTATTGCGGGTTCTACTACTATTACCGTTCCTAGTTTGGCTCCATTGGCATTCTCTGGTACAGCAACATGTGCTAGCACAACACTAACAGTTGCTTCTGTTGTATCTGGCGAAGTGTATGTTGGTATGCCTGTAATGGGGGTCGGCTTTGCGGCTGGCACTGTAGTTACTGCGTTTATCCCAAGTACTGGTGGTGTGGGTGGAACTGGTACGTATACTATTAACCAAGCTAACACTGTTACTCCTGCTGTAGCTATTACAGCAACCGGTAATACTATCATCCCTAATGCAACAATATCATATTATGATATTGCTTTTCCAGGGCTTGCTGTAATTAAATTGACCAATTAGGGAGTTAAATAAATGACAAAAAATTCAATAGTGCATTCAAGTTTTGATGCTGCAAATTATGCAGCGTTTGTAAATGACATGAAAACAGTTACGATGGACTCTAATTACGGCCTTGGCCTTGATGAGTATATGGAATTGTCAAAAATCGGTATAGGTGGCCTTGAAAAGCTTGTTCATGGCGGCATGGGAATGGATACCATTCAGCAAAACGTTACTCAGGCAAGTATCGGAGTGCCAGTACAGTTTGTGCAGAACTGGCTTCCGGGTTTTGTAAATGTCCTTACTGCGGCTCGTAAAATTGACGAGTTGATTGGCATTGCAACAATTGGTGCATGGTCGGATGAGCAGATTGTTCAGGGTGTAATGGAAAATGTAGGTGCTGCTGTTCCTTATGCTGATATTTCCAATATTCCGCTATCAAGCTATAATACAAATTTTGTAACACGCACCGTAGTTCGTTTTGAACTTGGTATGCAGATTGGCGCTCTTGAGCAAGCAAGACAGGCAGCAATGCGTGTTTCTGCTGATG